GTGGCTCAAGCCTACAATCAAGCACCTGAGACACCAAGTGAAACGCCAACAGAGGAAGTTGACCGACTACTTAAGGAGCTTAAAGTAGCCCTCGTAGATGAGTGGCACAACACGGACGTTTCATTCTATGGCTAAACGAGGCAAAAAAGAGAAGATTAAGACTGGGCATTTACAAGATGTTCCAGTCTTTTCTATTTTAGACAAAAAAAATGTGATGCTTAATGCGTTCAAAGACGCGATCAAACCCCTAGCACCACTAGACCTGGACGAATGGTCGGACGAATACAGGCACTTGCCTAGAGAAACATCCTCAGAGTACGGCAGGTGGTATACTTCTAGGTTCCCTTTCCTCAAACGACTGATGAAATGTCTGTCCCCCTCTAGCAAGGCCGAAGAGATTGTAGCCATCAAGGGCTGTCAGCTAGGGTTTACTGAAGTCTGCATTAATTGGATCATGTACATCGCTGACAGATGCCCCGCACCCACTATGTACGTTCAGAAGACTTGCGATGCCGGCGAAGAGTTCGGTACTCAGAAACTAACTCCCAATATTGAAATTTGCGACCAAGTATACGACAAGCTAGGTGATGGCAAACCCTCCCACTTGGTTAACTCCTCAAAAGAGAAGGGGTACCCAGGTGGATTCCTTGTTCTAGGTGGGGCCAACTCTGGAGCCTTCCTGCGGTCCAAATCACTAGCTAATGCTATGTCCGATGAAGAAGACTCATTTAAGGCGGCTATTGATGGTGAAGGTTCACCTATCGGTATGATCCGAATGAGGCAGAATAACTTCCCTATGAGCAAGCTATTCCGATTATCCACCCCAAAGTACACTGAAACGTCTACCATCGTTGGAGGCTATCAAGAAGGCTCTATGGAGCAGTTCTACGTTCCCTGCCCTCACTGCAACCCAACTGCTGACCGCCACGGGACTAGGTTTGTGATTGAATGGGGAAATATTGTATTCTCCAAGGAACGTGATGACGCGGGTAAGCCCGTGGACGTTCATTTACTATGCAAAACTTGTGGAAGTGAGATATATGAGGGCGAATCTAAGGACTTTATGTTAGAGAACGGCATTTGGATGAGCCGTAAAGACCCCGAAGGTACTGAAACCCTAGTAGAGCCGTATGAAGTTGGCGATGTTGGGCTTCCTAGCTTTCAAATATCTTCCCTTTACTCCCCTCTAGGCTTCAAATCCTGGGGTGACTGTGTTCAAGACTTCTGGAGGTATAAGGATACTGGAGATAAGGCATTACTGCAGACATTTATTAATCAGATTCTAGGTGAGACGTATGATGCTGCAGGGCAAGACATTGACTACAACTGGCTAATGAGCCGTAAGGAAGACTACGGGGCTATGGTTCCCGAAGAGGTACTTTGCCTTACCGCAGGTGTCGATGTGCAAGCAGACAGGCTTGAAATGGAAATTCTAGGCCATGGCATTGATGGAGAAACCTGGTCGATTGATTATGTGACCCTATGGGGTAATACTTCAGATATGGGTGACAATGACGGCTTAGACCATAACGGCAACCCCACTTGCTGGAAGATGTTGGACGATTACTTACACGCTGAGTACGAGAAGGCCGAAGGCGGTGCCCTTAGAATCGAATGTACGTTTATTGATGCTGGTTACGACACCAAGACAGTTCATTCCTACTGTAGATTTCGTGAGAGGATTAGAGCATACCCGACTAAAGGCGTATCTGGATGGGGTAAAGGCTACATCGACAGAAACAAAAGACGAACGCCTGAGTTCCACACGTTATACCCTAAGACCTTTGTGGATGAGATGAAAAAACACACGTATGACTCCCTTAGAGTGTCTGACCCAGGGCGAGGATTCTGCCATTTCCCGAAACGAGAAACTTACGACAAAAAATACTTTGCAGGTCTGGTAGCTGAGACATTGAAGCCTGTGATGGTAAGCGGAAGTAAGGTGATGAAGTGGGAATGCCCTAGTGGGGCACGTAATGAGCCTTTGGATATTCGTAACTACGCATACGCTGCATTTCTGTTCTACGCTCCGAACATGACAGGTCGGGCTACAATGAAGGAAGGATCATTTAAGGATGTAAACCCCGCTCAAGTGGTAAACAACCCTAGAGCCATCCCCACTCCCCCTACGAACAAGGTGACAGGTGGTAGGAGGAAGATCCGTCAGAAGCAGAGGGGGAATAGGCAGGTTAGTTCGGGGGTATCTTAATACTCCACATCCTCTCCCATCTTGATAAAGTCAACCTTCTCGGAGTAACACCCGTTGGAGGAACCGTACCATCGGATGTCTACATAGCCCTTCAGGGTGGCTAATTTGTAGTACGTCCAGGTGTACGTACCCTCCCAATACTCTTTAATGTCCTCCCCCGCCTCACCTTCCCCTTCACTGGATGAGCATTCAGCCTTAAGTATCTGGGAGCCGACTAAGTCTTCTAACTCACCGCAGATGTCCTCAACCTCAACACTCTCGCAACACTCCTGATCGTGGTACATTTTATACGCCGACCCGTCATCGACTGTGAAGATCATCTCACTTTTATCTTCACTCACTGTGACTGATTTTAACGTCTTACCTATTAATTCGTTTATATTTCTACTCATTTTAATCCATCTCCAACAAGCTATAAGTGGCAAGTGATCCGAATATCAAATTAAGTACGATAACGGCAACCCACTCAATGTCTCCCGTTGCTTCAACCATGAAAACACCAATTAGCCCTAGAATAAGTGCGGCGATGATTAGGAATTTAAGTTTTAATGTTGTTTTAGTTAGCATCTTGTTCTCCTTTGCTGTTAATTCAAAGATATACTAATACTCCCAGATTGCCAAGCTTTATTTTAATTATCTCCATTTTTTAGGGGTTAACGAGGGACTACACTAGAGCTGGAATCAGATTTGGTAACTATATTAGGTCAAAAGAGGAAAGAATTTATGTCATGGCGTAGCGATAGATTAGCCGACCTTAAGGAAGAATATGCAGCTCTAAGGGCTCGCAAATTAGAAATCCTTGACGGCGCACAGGAATATACAGTCGGCCCTAGATCCAAAACAAACGCCGATTACTGGGATGTTTGCAAAGACTTGGCCCTCGTGAGTAAGGAGATCAGTACGATGGAACGTCCTGGTATTAGAGTACGTAAGGTGGTATTTAGATAATGGGAATATTTAGCAGAGAAGTGGACCCCCTAGAGGGATTGAAGCGTAGCCTCAAGCCTGTCTCTAAGCGTAACGGGCTGAGTATTAAGGCTGCAGGTTATACGACTAGTAGATCCGAGGGTAAGAAGACCATGCAAGCGTGGCACACTACCCCGAACTCACCTAACGCGGACATGTCTTACAAACTAGACACCGCCATAGCCGACTCACGAGATTTAGCAATGAACACCCCTATAGCCAATGCTATTCTAGGGCGTGTCTGTACTTCGGTACTTGGACCAGGTCTTGTACCTCAGTCTACCCCGAACTACATAGAATTAGGAATTACGAAGAAGGAAGCCCAAGAGTGGGCACGTACTGCTGAGACAAGGTTTGACATTTGGGCTCAGAGTCCACGATGTGACCACACGGGCATGCGGAACTTCTATGATTTACAGTTAGTGGCTTTCAAATCAGCCCTAGTGTCTGGTGACTTATTTGTTGCCTTTCCTTGGAAGAAGAAGAAGAAAGCAGGTCGTTGGAGTTGGAAGATGGGTGTTAAGCTCATCGAAGCTGACCTTATTCGCACACCTACAGACATGACTCAGTGTAGAGGTCGAGATATTATCAATGGTGTTGAGTTTGTGGACGGTTCCGTTGCCGCTTATTGGGTTGCTGACAGGCACACAGGCCGTAATATGGCCGAGGAAACCCCAGACAACGCATATATGCCTAAGTTCACACGTATCCCAGTCTATTCGACTAGTGGGCGTAAGAACATTCATCATTTATTGCTTCCAGGTGGAAGACCTTCTCAACGTAGAAGTATGCCGTTTCTAACCCCAGTAGTTGAAATGCTTAAGACCGTAGCCAGACATACCGATGCTGAATTACAGGCCGCAGTAGTCTCCTCTATGTTTACAGTATTCGTCCGGGACAGTTCTGGAATGGGAATGGGACTTAATGAGGACTTTTTCCCTGAAGAAGCCGACCAAGGTGGCGGTGGTACAGAGGTAGACTCCGATGGGGAGCAACATCAGGTATCGAAGAATACTGGATTTGGCATGGATCTCGGTATGGGGCCAGCCAACATTATCGAATTAGACGAGAACAAGGATATTTCTGTAGCAGACGCTCGGAAAGCCAATGATATGTTCTCAGCCTTTCATAAGGCTATGGTGGTGGAGCTATGTGCGTCACTAGACCTGCCTTATGAGCAAGTAGTTATGTTATTTGACTCTTCATACACTGCAAGTAAAGCGGCGTTACAAGAAGGCTTAAAAACCTACAAACGCTTCAGATTGTGGTTCGTCCGTAATATGGTTGGCGTGGCATGGGAATCATTTCTAGAAGAAGAAGTGGTTAGTGGCCGCATCAAAGCTGACGGGTTCCTAGATGACGAAGTTAAAAGAAAATCATGGGCAAGAGCCTACTGGGTTGGCCCAGCAAATGGACAAATTGATCCGTTTAAAGAAGCTAAGGCCAGCGTAACCAAAATTCAGAATCACTTGTCTAATTACTCTACGGAATATGCAGCAGATACGGGCGAGAGATGGGACTCAGCTATGAACCAATTAGCCGACGAACATGAACATCTTGAGGATTTGGGTATTGCACCTGTTCCAGTAGAAGTTGACTCAGAAGAAGTTACAGGACCAACAGGGGTAGACCCTGTTAAACCTGGAGGCCAGTCTTGGTCTGCAGAAGAAGAGGAGATTACACTTGAGTAAGAAGAATAAAAGATACGACATTCTCCTAAGTGAAGTGCTGTCCTCAGCATGGCTTATGGGGGAAGACGCTTTCTCTAGAATAGTGTCCTTACTAGAAGGTATGGCACTATCTGCTGAAGACTACGATACGTTCCACCAAGCAAGTAAAGACCATAAAGAGTCGATACGTGCTGAAGTGGGTGACGAAGTAGAAGGCTCTGAGAACACATCTATCGCCGGTAAAGTGGGAGTAATCCAAATTGACGGCCCTATGATTGCAAGAGCAACGATGTTTTCATCCATTAGTGGGGTTGCAGACTACTCCTCAATCAGTGAGAGTCTAGCTAAACTTAATGCCGACAGTGCTGTAGAGAGTATTGTTATGGTTATGGATACTCCAGGCGGGTCAGTTACAGGGGTTTCAGAACTCGGTGCTCAGATCAAGAACTCACCAAAAGACGTGACAGCTTATGTATACGGAAACGCCGCAAGTGCCGGATACTGGTTGGCTTCCCAAGCAGCTCATATCGTATCAGGTCCGACAGGAATGGTAGGAAGTATTGGGGTGGTTGCGGGTTACAGTGCTCCTGACGAAGACGATGGAAGTATTGAAATTGTCTCCACACAGAGCCCTAACAAGCGTACAGCTATTGCCACGGACGAAGGCAAGGCCGAAGCTCAAGAGATGGTAGACGACCTCGCAGCCGTGTTTATAGACACTGTAGCAGAAGGTAGAGGTGTCACTAGTGAGCAAGTATTGTCTAATTTTGGTAAAGGAAAGATGAAAATTGCTAGTAAGGCACTGGAAGCGGGAATGATCGACGAAATTCAGCCCCTCAGTGCCTTACTACTTAAACTTAACAAACCAGTGGCGGCTTCAATACCTGCTACATTTAACATGGAAGGAAGAAAGATGGAAGA